GGGCTTCTACCAGACGATGAGTGGCAACCGCGAGGAGATCGAGCGCTCCTTCGCCGGCCTCGTCGCGGGGGCCTACCGGAGCAACGGCGTCGTCTTCGCCTGCGTCATGACCCGGTACCTGCTCTTTTCCGAAGCCCGCTTCCAGTTCCAGCAGATGCGGGCCGGCCAGCCCGGCGATCTCTTCGGCACGCCGGAGCTCTCGATCCTCGAGCACCCCTGGCCGGGCGCGACGACCGGCGATCTCCTGAGCTCGCAGATCCTCGACGTCGACTTCGCCGGCAACGGGATCGCGGTCCGCCGGCCCGGCCGGATCGAGCGCCTCCGGCCCGACTGGGTGCACCTCGTGATCGGCTCGAAGCGACCGGCCGACGAGTTCAACCCCTGGGATCCCGATGCCCAGATGATCGGCATCACCTACACGCCCGGCGGCCCCGAATCGGGCGAGGAGCCGATGACGTTCACCATCGACGAGATCGCCCACTTCGCGCCGATCCGGGACCCGGTCGCCCGCTTCCGCGGGATGTCGTGGCTGCAGCCGATCGTGCGCGAGATCATGGGCGACAGCGCGGCGATGGCCCACAAGCTCGCCTACTTCGAGAACGGGGCGACGCCGGCGCTCATCCTGAAGTCGGGCATCGCCGACAAGAAGCTCTTCCAGGAGCACGTCGAGCGGTTCCGCAAGTCGCACGAGGGTGCGTCGAAGGCCTATAAGACCCTCCACCTGATGCTCGGCGCCGACGCGATGGTCGTCGGCTCGAACATGGAGCAGGAGTCGTTCAAGGAGACGATCGGCCACGGCGAGACGCGCATCGCCGCGGCCGCCGGAATCCATCCGGCCATCGTCGGGCTGTCCGAAGGTCTGCAGGGCTCGAACCTCAACGACAGCGTCATCCGCGCGGCCGCCAAGCTCGCGGGGAACAAGACGCTCCGGCCGCTGTGGCGCAACCTCTCGGGCTCGCTCGAGCGGGTCGTCCGGCCCATCGCCGGCACGCGGCTCTGGTACGACGACCGCAACATCCCGTTCCTCGCCGAGGACATGAAGGACCAGGCCGAGGTCCTCAACCGCGACATGCTCACGATCGAATCGGGCATCCGGGGCGGCTGGCAGCCGGAATCGATCCGCGACGCCGTCACGTCGCGAGACCTCCGCCGCCTCATCCACACGGGCCTCTTTTCCGTCCAGTTGCAGCCGCCGCTCGACGGGAGCGAGGCCCAGCCCACCGGCCAGGCGGCCGCCCAGCATTTCGTCCTGCTGCCGGAGTACGCCGGATCGCCGATCGATCCACAGCTCCCGAAGCTCGTCGGCGATCGCGTCGCCGTGAGCGACTTCACCCCGTCGTCGGGCCTGCTCGCCGAGTTCGGGCCGATCGAGCGGGGCACCGTCCTGCCATCCGGCGCGCCGCACGTCACGGCCTTCCCGTCGCTCTTCGACCTGGCTGGCGACGGGCTCGCTGACCGAGCCCACCGACTCCGCCAACAGGGACAGACGGTCGCACAGATCGCCGCGACCCTCGACCGCACGGATCGCCACGTTTACCGACTGCTCAACAGCCCGCAACCGCATGGAACCCACGAGAGGAGCGCCCGCTGATGGCGATCGAGACCGACTTTGAAGTGCAGGCGGACGGCGACGTCCGCTATGTCGGCGACGCCCACGGTGGCGCGCTGCCCGGGTACTACACGGTGATCGAGTTCCACCGCTGGCTCCAGGACCTCGCGGACGACGCCACGGCCTCTGGCGATGACCTGCTGGACATCACCGACACGACGCCTTCTGAGCGCTCGACCGACAACATCATCACGTTCTCGCCGTTGACCTCCGATCCCGCCGCCAACGCGACCGGGTCGGCGACGTGGTTCCGGGCCTTCTCCTCGGATGGCACGTCGGCGATCTGGGACGGATCGGTCGGCACCTCGGGGGCGACGCTGAACATGAACAGCACGGCGATCCAGATCAACGTCCAGGTCGACATCACGTCGCTGACCTTCACCGTGAACAAGGGATAAGAAAGGGATCACTGAATGGCTATCGGCGACGATTTTGCGATCAGCGGAGCGGGAGCGATCACGCACGTCTCGGGCACGACGAACTACACGGTCCTGGCGCTGCATCGTTGGTTGCAGGATCTCGCCGACGATGCCGCCCTGACCGGCGACGACTTCCTCGACATCACGACGGGCACGCCGTCCGAGCGGTCAACGGACAACATCATCACGCTCAACTCGCCCTTCAACATCGACGACACGGCGGCCGAGTTCCTGTACGACGGCTCGATCAGCCAGTTGGGCGGGGACACCGTCTACGCCGGGCTCGTCGTGGTGGGCGCGGTCGAGACGGGTACCGAACTCCAGATCTGGCAGGACGAGGCGATCCTGACCTCCCACTGGTCAACCGGCAAGAACATCGACGCGGCCGCTAACATCCTCAACCGCGTCCTCGTCAAGGTCCGCGATAACGGGGCCGACATCGACGGTAAGAAGATCATCGTGTGGGCGCGCGAGCTGTCCGACACCTACGCCGAGTTCGCGCTCACGATGGCCCTCGGCAACAACGTCGCGGCCATCTTCACTGCCAACGACCTGAACAACCAGACCGCCGCTGCCACGATCGCCACCTGGACGGAGATCACGAACACCGAGGGCTACCAGCTCCTCGACATCGCCGCCGATGGATCAGCCACCGAGCCGTACTACTCCCAGTGGGACTACGGCATCCGCACCGCGTCCAACGTCTACGAGCGAACCAAGTGGCTTGCCCGGCGCGGTTCCGCTGAGGCCATCCACTCCACGACCGGGCCACTGTTCCGGGGCATCACCCACGAGTTCGCGTATGACACCGAAACGATCACGATGGTCGAGGACTCCGTCCTTGCGTGGGGCACCTCGTTCGCCTACGACACCGGCACCGGGACCGTCCCGGCGGTCGGCCAGTATTGGGAGAACTCGACGGTCGGCGGTGTCGGCAAGGTCGTATGGGTCTCCGCTGGCGCGGCCGCGACCGGGTCTGTCGTCATCCAGCGCGAGACGACGACCGCGACGTGGGTCACGACCAACGTGTTCGCCCTGCTCGGCGGGACCGGCGCGTTCAACATCAACGGCGCGGTCACGGGTGGAACGAACGCAGGTGGCTCGGGCCGCCTGCTCGCCCTCAACGACGCGGGCACGTCCGGCACGTGCTGGGTGCAGTTGCTCTCCGGCGCCGCCCCGGCAACGACCTACCTCCTGTTCGAGAGGGGTGCGAATACCGCCAAGTCCGCCAACGTCAACGGCGCGGCCACGGCCCGCACGGTCAAGCCCGAGTTCCTCGGCGTCTACACGGGCTCGTCGATCATCGGCGCGTTCGGCATCGGCGTGGCACCGTCTGACGGTATCGCGGCCGACCTGTTCACCACCCTGACCGGCGGTAGCGTCAACCCGCCAAACAACCAGCTCTTCACGGTGTCGGGCCTCGTGTCCGGCGACCGGGTGCTCGTGACGAACGACGACACCGGCATCGACTTCAACCAGTTCACCACGACCGCGACGTACAACGGGTTGGGCGTCACGACCATCTCCGTCACCCCGGCGATCCCGGCCGACACCCCGCAGGTCACGACGATCCGCATCCAGCTGGACTCGGGCGTCTACCGGGCCATCGCCACGATCTCGTGGACCGGCAGCGACTTCACCATCGCCAGCACCGACTTCACTGATCCGCTCGACGCGACGACAGGTAACAACCTGTTCATCGGGTACATCGACAAGGCGACGGCCTCCACCTCGGAGCAGATCACGATGAAGTTTTCCGCACCGCGGACCATGTTCATCCGGGTCCGCGACGGGGGAGCAACGCCGATCAAGACGTTCGAGTCCACGGCGGTCTTCGGAGCGGGTGGCGGTTCGGCCACGGCAAACCGTATCGCGGACGCCTAGCCCGTGACCGCGCCGAGTTACGTCTCGGACCTCACGACGATCGACGACGGCTCGGGGACGTTCACCGAGCCGACGAGCGCCACGCTCGGCACCCTGGCAAACGCCGACACCGACAACTTCATCCAGGGCACGAGCTCCAGCACCAAGAGCACGGGCGCGGCCGGGGCTCCTGCCCTCGCGGGCATCGGCATTCTGGCCGGCGCGTCACAGAGCATCACGACGCCGGACTGCTTCTACGGCTGGGTGTTCGTGGGCGGCGGCGGCCTGATCGACACCTACGCTAATGGGGGCGTCCGGCTCATCGTCGGCAATACGAGCGCGAACTACAAGATGTGGTACGTCCTCGGCAAAGACTCCTTCCCCTACATCGGCTGGGCGTGCGTCGCGGTCGATCCATCGCTCGCCGCGGACGCCACGATTGGCGCTCCGTCGGCCACGCTCCAGTACTTCGGCGCGGTGTTCAACTGCCTCATCAACATCAGCAAGGGCAACCCGATGGCCCTCGACGCGATCCGGTGGGGTCGCACGGTCACCGTCACGTTCGGCGAGACAGCCAACTTCGCCACGTTCGCCGGCATCGCAGCCACAAACGACACGAACGCGAACCGCTGGGGCCAGTTCCAGGCCATCCCCGGCGGCTACCAGTTGCAGGGTCGCCTCCTGCTCGGCGTGACCGGCGGCGACGTGGTCGATTTCCGCGACTCCAACGTGAGTATCGTCAGCGCAGTCAGCCTCAAGACGGCCGCCTCGTTCAACGCCATCGAGATCCAGAACGCGTCGAGCCGGGTGGACTGGGACTCCATCTCCTGGTCCGCGCTGGGCACGGTCTCGAGGGGAACCTTCACGGTCACGGACAACGCCGATGTGAACATCACCGGCTGCTCGTTCACGAATCTCTCCACGTTCTCGCTCCAAGCGGCGACAGACGTACTGAGTTCGATCTTCCGGTCGTGCGACACGGTGACAGCGCCCGGATCGAACCTGACCGGCTCGCAGTTCCTCACGCCGAGGGTGGCGGCCGACACATCTGCCGTCGTCTGGGACGTCGCCACCGATCCCGACGGCAAGCTCAATAACACCGTGTTCACGAAGGGCACGAACGCCCATCACGCCATCGAGTTCGGGACCAGCAGCCCGACGACGATGAACTTGCGCGGGATCGACTTCTCGGGCTTCAACGCCGCCGACGCGCAGGACGATTCCGCCTTGCGCTTCCTCCGAACGACCGGCACGATCACCGTCAACCTCATCGGCTGCACCGGCACCATCAAGATCAAGAAAGAGGCCGGGGCAACGGTCAACCTCGTCATCGACCCGGTGAGCCTGTCGGTCCACGTGCAGGACATCAACACCGCCGCCGCCATCGTTGGGGCGCGGGTCTGGGTGCCGGTCACGTCCACGGCGGGCGGCCGGCCGTACCTGTCGTCGATCACGAGCATCAACCGCTCGGGCGCCACGGCCACGGTAGTGATGGGCGCGGCGCACGGTATGGCGACCAACGACTATGTGAATATCGCCGGGGCGACCGAGACCCAGTACAACGGGACGTTCCAGATCACGGTCACGTCCACGACCGAGTTCACCTACACCGTGAGCGGCACGCCCTCCACCCCAGCGGGCGGCACCAAGACCGCGACGTTCGTGGTCATCAGCACGACGACGGACGGCTCGGGCAACGCCACGGCATCGTACTCGTGGGCCGCGAGCCAGCCGATCAGCGGGCGGGTCCGCACCGCCGCCGGACCGTTCTATAAGACCGCCCCGGTATCGGGGACGATCAGCAACACGGCAGGATTGAGCGTGACCGT